CCTGTATTCGATCTAGAGAAGAACGAGTGGCGTAGTTTCAATCTCTCGGGTTTAACTCGCATTGAATGGAGTAAACTCGCATAACATAGGAGTATCTATGTCTAGCGAAAATGATAAAGTAAAACATTCTAAGCGTCTTCACAAAGAAGAAGCTGCAATCAAACGACAAGTGAAGATTGCAAAAGAATATGGTGTCCCTGTAACAGAACCACATAAATTTGCTAAACGACATGCATTGAACTGTGGCAATCCTAAATGCGTCATGTGCGCCAACCCAAGAAAAGTTTTTAACGAAAAAACTATTCAAGAGCAAAAATTTGAACAAACGGAGAAATATGATGAATCAAATCAGCAATCCAGCCGATCGTCTGAAGATTAAGAAAATGCTTGCTGAGATCAGTAATAGCATGACACGAATTGATGCGGAGAAAGATCTAATCCGTGAAACTATTAAGGACATGTCTGATCAGTTCCAACTGTCAAAGCGAACATTGTCTAAAATGGCAAAAGTGTATCATAAGCAAAACTTCCCACAAGAAGTAGCTAATCACGAAGAGTTTGAAACCCTGTATGAAAGTGTGGTAAACAATGAGTAAAGACCTGATGTTTATTTTGTTCGTGCTTGCAATCGTAGGCACAATCTTTGTCTTCATGCCACTTGCAGGTATCTGGTCATTGAATACTTTGTTCTCTCTTAGCATTCCATATACCTTTGATACATGGTGCGCTGCATTCATTATCACAGCTGTTATCAATGGCAGTGGCTTGACTTTCCGCAGTAAGAAATAACCCTACAAACCATAGGGTTATTTGCAAATAAATGCTTTACTTTAATTCAGGAATATGCTATAATTATAGTTCTAATGGAGGTATATACCTATGGCTAAAATGAACACTGAACAGCGTAAAGCATTTATTGAATCCCAGAAGGGTTCTGAGCCGACAATTAAACCTGAACGGTATGAGTCGTCTCTGCATGCTGCGTTGAATTATTATAACGAGCAACACGAGAATAAAGAAAAGCGTAAGTGGGCTTTGTCTTATCTTACAAAGACCGATAAAAAACTTGCTACCGAACTCAATAAAATTGATGCGGACTATGAGTTTCGTTCATACGGGACACTCGCTAGGATTTTGATGCGTGGCAACGAACTGGGCGAGAAAGAACTTGCTTGGATGTCTAATCGTCTCGAGCAACTTAAAAAGTTGGTGCCTGTACCTGTCGCACAAGTTGCCGAGCAAAAACCAACCAACGTAATTTCTATTCAAGAACGCATTCTTGAGAAGGCACGTGAAATCTCTGGAGAAATTGATGGTAGCATTGACGATTTTGTGCTTGCTGGTTGTCCTAAGGATTATCAGATCCCAGTAGCAATTAAAGCACTAAGCGCACCCATTGCGAAACACATCTCAAACTTCTATTCTAAGCAAAAGAAAGAACTAGAAGAAGTACTTGAAGGTAAAGACCCACAATTAGTTGAGGGCTACAGCAACTTCACTAAAATCCAGTTGAAACGATTTATCGCCTTGCTTGATACACTCATCGGTGAAGCTGAGCAGGTTAAGAAAACTGTCTTCCGTAAACCACGTGCTCGCAAAGCAAAACCTGCAGCAGAAGTTGTGAAGCGTATGAAGTACAAGGCTACTGATGAAACCTATGGCATTACTTCGGTTCAGCCATACAAGATTATCGGTGCATCTGAAGTATGGGTATTCAATACTAAGTACAAGAAGCTGCAAGTATATAAATCTGTAGACAATGACACACTTACTGTCAAAGGTACTACTATTCTAAATTACAACACCTCTACGTCTTTGTCTAAAACACTACGTAAACCAGAGTTGGTGAAAGACTATGCCAAGTTGGGTAAACGTGCTTTGAATACTACGTTCAAAGATTTGAAGACTAAACCTTCCACACCAAATGGTCGTGTGAATGAAGAGTGTGTTATTATGGCGGTGTATTAATATGATTCTAATTGACTATTCGCAAGTTGCGTTAAGCAACATTCTATCCTTCCAACGTGAGTTGAAAACTTCAACACCTGAGGAAGTGAAAAACCTTATCCGTCATGCAACACTATCAACTCTGAAATACTACAAGAAAAAGTATGGTAAAGAGTATGGCGAACTTATTATCTGTTGTGATGGTCGTCAGTACTGGCGTCGTGAACACTTTGAGCACTACAAGGCTGGACGTAAGAAAGCACGTGACAACAGCGACCTCGACTGGCATCTAATCTTTGATACGCTGAGTGAGATCCGTCAAGATTTGGTTGAACACTTTCCATACAAAGTGCTCCACATCGATCGTGCTGAAGCTGATGACATTATCGCTTCTCTTGTGTATCTTACTGATGAGTTTGGTTCACAGGTAGCAGGACAACCAGTCATCATCGTATCTAGCGACAAAGACTTTAAGCAACTACATGTCTTTAATAATGTGAAGCAGTGGTCGCCAATGCAGAAGAAAGCAGTTGTCAGCAAACATGATGAAATCAAACATCAAATCGTTGAGCATATTGTAAAGGGTGATGCGGGTGACGGTATCCCAAATATTCTAAGCAAGGATGACTGCTTTGTGCAAGGTGTTCGTCAAACCCCTGTGAGCGCAAAACGTCTTACTGAGTTTCTTGAGAAGGGCATTGATGCTTGTCGCAACGATGAAGAGAAACGTAACTGGCAACGTAACCAACACTTGGTTGACTTTAAATTGATTCCAGAAGATTTGAAACAAGGTATCTGGGACTCATATATAAATAATAAACCAAAGGGTGATAAGCAGTCAGTCATGAATTATTTGATTGCTCATCGTTGTAGAATGTTACTTGATGAACTTGAGGAATTTTAATGGCTAAACGTATACCAGATATTTTAAAAGAGATCAACGAGGATCCTACCTTGTTGAAAACCACCTACGCTAATAATGCTGCGTTGGGTATTATTTTTAAACATGCATTCTTAGAAGACCATAAGTTTAAGTTGCCTGAAACAGATCCACCTTACAAGGAAGATCAAGCGCATGAAACTATGCCAGCAACAAACTTATATACAGAACTACGTCGTCTTTACATCTTTACACGTGAAGACTTACAGAAGATTCGAAGAGAGAGTTTGTTTATCCAACTTCTTGAAGGTGTAGCAAAAGATGAAGCAAAGTTGCTACTTGCTGTCAAGAATCAGGAACTACAAAAACTTTACAAAAAAATTACTAAGAAAGCTGTAACGGAAGCAGGATACATAAATGGATAAAAGAATCGCAACTATTGTTAACATTGATTCAGGTGTTCCATCACCAGCTGAGGTACGCACTTATACTGAAAAAGAAAAGATGGTAGTTCTTCATCGTGACTTCGCAAGTGGTCACTTGACTGCTGCTGAGTTTCTTTGGAAAGATGACAAGTGGATCTCAACAGATGGTAAGTTTGAATCAGACTATACCTTTGACAAGACTATGAATGATGTGACAATCAAGGTAAGTAAATGAGTGACAATGTTTATAAATTTAAGCCAGCAGCTGAATACAAAGAACCTGCAGATGGTCTCAATGCTTTAAGAGAAGGCGCAGAACTTTACACCATCAAACGTGATAGGAAACTGAACATCTTTTTCCCAGGACTTACTGATGGTGAGACACTTGTGATTACAACAACTATTGACGATGTTTGTAATGTTGTTCGAAGTTATAACCACAAAGTGGCTATTTGGGAAGCTCTTTGCAACCTAGACCATGTTCGCCAGATGATGCATCCAACTACCTCTGGGGTTGGAGGACAGTATGGAGACCCCAAAATTGACATTCAGATAGGGTTTGTAGACCCTGATTGAAACCCTTCCAAAACTCTCCAAAACTCTCCAAAAACCCCTCCAAAACCCCAAAATAACCCTACTTTCAGTAGGGTTTTGTAATTTAGTGCTTTACATTAATTCAATATTCCTGTATAATTATCTTATGATGAATAAAAAAGGAAATGAAATGAAGGGTTCTATCCGTATGCTTGTTGGCTTTTTGTTGGTGTTCGGTGCTGTCGGTGGCATGGAAGTTGGTCCTGCTGAGGACTTTTACTACCAGTTGGCTGGCGCAGTTATCGGTCTGGGACTCATGTTCTCAGGTGTGAATGCTATCAATCGTTCTGAGTTTAAGTAATAGGAGATTTTCATGGGATATTTTTCTGACTTACAAATTGAGATCCTCGATCTCTATGAAGAAGGTGTTGAACCAGCAGGTATCGCTAGAATCACTGGCGCATCGCTTACCGATGTCATCCAAGTTATCGCTGATTTTGAATCAGGCGACTATGACATGGACGAGCCAGACGACAGCACTGCTGATGCTGAGGCACTTGCTTCCGCAGGGTTTGGTACCGATGAAGATTATGGTTACTACGGAGACGAATAATGCGTTACGGTGAATACAAAGGTAAAACCTATGAATCTGACCATGGTTCATTCTTTGATCGTGGTTCGGCTGATTCTTACTATGGTCGCCCACGTAACCCACATCGTGGTGGTGTAGGTGGTGATTCTGGTCCAAGAATCGAAGCAGTAACCGAAGCCGAAATAAATGCATATGATGCTGGCTACGATTATAATGAAGAATATGGCGATAAGAAAGACTGGGGTTGATAAAATGATGGGACGTTTCCGCAACAGCGACATGACTCAACGTGATCTAGACAATCTCGAG